ATTGTTGCCATGCAGTCTTTTCTATCTCCAGCAATTGAAAGCAATTGATTTGCTTTTGCTTGAGAATCAGACTCAACAGCACATCCTGGTCCCATAATGAGGTAATCAACTTGAACCTCATCTTTATTAGAGAACAATCTGTAAGATGTCATCAAGTCAGCTAATGTAGCCTTCATTCCACCCTTTATCTCACCAGATGGAATTGAACCATAATCTTGACCACCACTTAATGTGTATGAAACATTACCTAGTGCTGAGAATGTAACACCCTGTGCATCTAGACCCCATAATCCATCACCAGTTGTAACTGGAGTACATGCTGTAGAGAATCCAGTTGCTAAAGGTGCAGTTCCCCAATTGGCATCTGGACCTTCAGATGGGTTCTTACCTGCGTAGAGATTATCTGAATAAAGTGCAAGATAATCTTTGTAGTAAGTTTTTTGTGGTGGATTTACTGAAGAAACAGTATCTTTTGCCTTAGAAAGGTTAAGATGCTTCTCAACAATATTTCCTTTAATACCCGTTAATCTACCCTCATCATCAACTAGAACAACGTGTATACCATCGTTCTTACCATTTCTTTCGGTAACATAGTTACTACTTAATGGTCTAGGTGCTAATGTTTTCCAGAAAACAGTGGCATTATTAATTCCTAATGTCTGCTCATCATACCAGTCTTTAACTGATGCTGGAGTATATGCTGCACTAGCAGAGTGTCCAGTAGTAACACCAGAGTTATTAAGGAACTGAACAGATGAATCTGATTTAAACGCAGTAATTGAATTTCCTTCTGCATAATCAATTGGGAAGTAAGAAGTTATACCACCAATTGCTGATATTCTATCAGTAATCTTAACATCAAATGTGCTATTACTATTTGTAGAGTCTGTTTTTACACCAGTAATAATTCCCTTTAGGAATCCAGTAAATCCACCCGTGGTTCCTATACCTGGAACAATTGCTCCATCTATGTTAGCAGTAACAGCAAATCCAACACGAGCACCAGCATTATACAAGTTATTTGTGCTAATACCTATAGTTTGGTCTGCAGCATTATCGATCTGACAAACTTTGAGTGTATTTGCCCAAGTTCCAGGATTCTTTGATGAATAAGTGAATGTAGCATCACTCTGATGATTGTTTAAGTAATCATCGTAGTTGTAAATTTTAAGGACAGCCGTAGAAGCAACACCAACACCTGCGTTAGCATTATTCAGGTTATCACCTGCAGTTCTAACAACCTTAAGAACACCACCATATGAAAGGAATGATGATGCAGTCATCCAGTATTGATACTGTGCATCAGTTCCTATGGGGGATCCAAAGGTGTTTTGTAATTGTTCTTCTGTGGAAATTTCAATGATGTCATCTACAGGTCCAATTTCAAATGGTCCTGCAATAGCACCAATGTTATCTAATACATTTTCTGCTCTTCCTACTGTTAGGTCAACCTCCCTTACCAGTACTCCAGGAGATAATTGAGGAGTTGCCATGTTTTTCTCCGATGTCTCAGTTTATCTGAAAATATTTATTAATTAGGGTATTTACAGTGGGGAAACAAGGAGTGAACAGTTACCAATCTGGGTATGCCCAATCACTGAAAGGTTTTTTCTTCCTCTTTTCTACTATCCTTCTTATGGTGCATATCTTACATTCGTATGAATATGATGATGCAACTGCTCCTCTACTCTTTCTAGTTCTATAAAATCCATCTATTAAATTTTTCTCTTCTCCACATACTCTACACTTTCTATCGACAAGCAACAAATGCCCAAGTTTTAATTGCTTATCGTCAAATTCCATTATGACATATATTCCCACATATGTGACATGTCACCATACTCATCTCCTGCTTTTCCCTGAAACCATCTATCTCCATCAGCATCAGTAAAACTTTCACTATCCAACCCATCATCCATAAAACCAAATGGAGCCATATCCTGTTCTATCTGATTTTTCTGTTCCTCATACAATCTTTTACGAACATCCTGATCAGTAAGTTCTTTAAAATAATCATTCTGAACTAACCATCCATATATTACTAAACACATAGCAAGATCATCATTACACCCTTCTTCTGCCTCAAATGAATTTGCTTTTTGGATAAATGTTGTTAATTCAGATATAATCTCATAATCCTTAAATATAATCTTATCTGCCTCAATAAGAGTTTTTAAGTTAAGAGAACCGACTTTTTTAACAGTCTTGGACATCTTAACTCCAAGTTGAGTTTTCTTGCCAGAGAAACCTTGACCTACAACTTGACCTGCTCTACCTCTCATAGAACACATTAATAAATTTTCATATTCCAAATCAAAATTTAAAATAGAAGCCACCTGATCACCAATATCATTTACTTCACACATTATAAATGCATTATTATATTTCTTTGCTATTTCCCAAATTAAATTGGGAAATATCATTGGTTTAATTTCATTATTTCTATACTTACCCACAACTTTATGAGGAAACTCTGTGATATCTACTAATACAAAGGCAGAATAATCTTCACTTACTCCTCTTGCTACGTCAACAGTCATTAAATAATCGTGTCCTTTTACAGGATCTTCATAGATATCCAATCCAGCACTTCTTGTTTTTGGTTCTTCATAAACAAGAGTTCTTAATTTACTTGGTGCAATAAGAGTATCAACAGATCCTAAGAACTCACACTCAAACTCAATCTTGAACTGCTGTTCAGATGTGTTTGCAATAGTCTGTCTTCTCCATTCAGAGTCTCTACCAGGAACTTGTGACCAATGAACATCAGTTGGGATATATTCATTCTTACCTTTTTCTGCATCGTGCCAATACCTATAAAAATGATTCATACCATGAGGAGTAGAAACCATTATAACTTTAGTTGTTTTACCAGACGTAATAGTAGGATAAACAGAACTAAAGAATGCTTCTGCAATATGATTAGGAACGAATGCAAACTCATCAAGGAATAGTATGTTAAATGACATACCTCGAACAGCACTAGCAGATGTAGATGCTGCTAATATCTTTGATCCGTTTTCTAATTCTAGTGATCCTTTATTCCAAGATATAATACCTTGCTGCATCCATTTAGGTAAATTCTCATATGCAGTCTGCAATCTACCTAACAAGTCTCTAGCAGTCGCTGCTTTGTTTGCAAGTATGCCAACATTCACACTGTCATTAAAAACAACATAGTGTAACAGATATGATACAGACGTAGTGGACTTACCCGTCTGACGAGGCATCTTACATATATTAAATCTATTCTCGTGGAAGTTTCTAATTAACTTCTCTTGGAAATCATATGGTTGAAATTGAACAAGTCCCTCATCAAGAGAAACTATCTTCATATAGGTCTTAGCAAAATATACAGGATCTGCTGCACATCTCATGAACTCTTCAATTTGCTCCTGAGTAAACTCTTGAGCAACATTTGCTTTTTTTAGATTGGGATTACCTAAATAAATGTCATCCATAATTAAGTCATTTCATATTTTCCAAATTTTAATTGTTTAGGTTGTTGTGCATTCATTTGTTTATCATGATCTAGGGTTTTCTTTACTAATTCTAATGTTCTTTCTAATTGATCTACTTTCTTCTCTAAATCTTTAGTTTTGTTTTCCTCCGATCTGGAGGAGAGGTTCTCCTGGGTCATAGTCCGAAACTTTGTAATTCCAGAGTTTAGCATTAGGATACACTTTTCTCACTTGATCCTGTACTTCTCTGCGTGAGGGGGTTTTGATGTGGGGGAAAAACATTTGAAGACTGTACTGACTTCCTCTCCACGCCAACATTGCAGTTACTATATTTCCTGTTCTTCTTGGTATGTATGTGGATTCACTTACTCCTCCACCACCATTAGAGCCGTTAGCACTCCCACCATTGCTAGACTGGTTACCACCATTACCATTACCATTTGAACCATTCCCATGTCCGTTAGAAGATCCGTTAGATTTTTTGCCATTACCATTTTTCTTTTTGTTTTCATCATCATTATCTCTAACTAACCAACCAAGGCGAGTAGTATGATACCCTCTTGGGATTGGTTTACATTTCTTACTGTCATTACAGTAATATTCACCTGTGGGACATTTTTTCATGTAAAGAGACGGACTCTGTTATATTTATTTATCTTCTTCGCATTCCTTAGATAAATCCTCTGCCATTTGACCACCTATTTCTGCACCCTGATCCATACCCATCATTGTAGCAGCACCAGCAAGAACCCATCCTACTACAGGAATAGAACCTACTCCAGTATTAGTAACAAGAGCAGTTCCAAGTCCACCACCTACTAATCTACCTGTTTGTTCACCACCTCCTTTCTTCTTGATACATGCGATATCTTTTGCACTTAATCCACCACCTTTACTTTGTGATGGAGAAATATAATATTGCTCATGTATTGCTACCTTCTTCTTACCTAATCCTAATAATCCAGCAGGTCTATCAACATGCTCAGATTTTACCAATACTCTTGGATCATGTGCTCTATAATTTATCGTATATCCCTCTTTATTTGCAATAACATTATAAGATGTATATTCACCAATAGGTAGATCCAACTTAGGGAATGAATCCTTTCTAGAGATTATTCCTATCATACCTATATGGGATATACCCACTAAAGTCCCTAGACTAATACCTATCCATTTTTTCATAATGACAACTCACTAGTTTATTATATAGACTTCTTAACTTGTTATAAGAGTCCTCGACATTTTAAATACAGTTGAATCTGAGGAAGATGGTGTTGCTAATATTCTTACATTTCCACTATTAATATCGGAATCAAACGTAGCAAGAGAGACTCCTGTTTTTATAGTTCCATACTCTGTCATGTAAACAGTTCCTCCACTATGAACTAAATTTAATGATGTTACATGATATGCTGTTCCTCTTCTAATTTGAATTTGATAACTACCTGATTGCCATGTTTCTGCATCAAAGGTATCAATAGATGCTTGTGATGTTGAAGTTTTTGTAGAAGAAACACTCTCAATTCTCACAATACCAGAACTTCCAAAATCAACTCCACTCCTTGCTGTTATAAGTCCAACAGAATCAATATTAGTTACATCCTCATAAGTAAGAGTTCCACCAATAGTTACGTTAGTGAAATTACCAGTCGTAATTGTGCAAGCAGAACCAGTAATATTACCCGATACATCTCCTGTAACATCACCAGTTATATTACCCTTAAACTCACTAGCAGTGATAATACCACTAGTATTAACAGAAGAACTACTTCCCAAAGTAGTAGCAGTAGCAGCATTTCCAGAAGTATCTTGTGTTCCAGATTGGTTAACTCCAGGAAGATTAATATTAGCAGATCCATTAAAAGATACGCCACCAATAGATCTTGCTGTTTCTAAAATAGTGGCACTATCTGCATTTCCAGTAACATCTCCTGTAATATCACCTGTCAATGGACCTACAAACCTAGAAGCAGTAATAATACCTGTATAATCAGCATCTCCACTAGAATCAGCAACTTTACTTCCACCAATTAAAATCTGATTATTAGTGGAATCTAGAGTAATACCAGTTCCAACTGTTACTACATTAGTATTGGGATTTAATGTGATAGTTGATCTACCAACTGTTACTATACCTGTAATTCTGGCATTACCTTCAACATCTAAAGCGTAATCAGATTTTGCAGTTGTGCCTATACCTACATTCTTAGTAGTGCTAATACCAGCAGATCCAACTCCCCATGTTCCACCTGCTCCAGCAGACGCAACGGTTTCAAATACAAAATTCTTACCTGCTGGTTGAGATGTATCTAACTTAAGATACATTCCATCATAAGCACTTAGATTGGTGGCAATACCTACAATATCATCAAGGTATTGAAGTTTGGTTTCTCCACCACCACCGAATGATGCTAATTGTTGTTGAACCCTATTAACAAATAGTTGATAGTTTTCTTGTAATCTTTCATATGTTACAAACTTCTGATCCAATGGAGTTAATGGATCTTCATTATCAGTATCAGGTGGTTCAGTTAAAAGATTCTCTTGTAGATCTTGTTTCTGAGTTTCTTTTATTTGATCTACTATTTCACGTATTTCTTTAATACCAATATCAAATTTATGATTTAATTCTTCAATTTGTTCATCATAATATTTTACTTCTGGTATAGCAGATATTTTTTCTTGTAGTTCGTCAAAATACTCTTTTAAAGAACCAGTGATGACATTTTGAGATTCAATATTTTTAGTATTAAATTCCTTTACTTTTTTCTCAATATTTTCCTTTAAAAGATTGTATTGACCTAATATTTGTTTTTTTAATTTTCTATCATCATCTTTTAGATGGAGTCTATACTCATGTATCTGATCGGAAGATTTTTTTAATTCTTCATATATCTTTTCACTAGTTTCTTTTAAATCTGTCTTTAGATTATCAATTTCAACTTTCTTATCAAAATCTTTTACTTCAACATTTTCTGAGAATTGTTGAATTTCATAGTTAAACTTATCTCTTAAAGAATTTAACTCATCATCATAATTTGGAATATTAGATACAAATTCCTTTAATTCAGAAAAACTTTCTTCTAAATTACTTACTTCTTGATCATAATATTTTACTTCTGGTAAATCAGATATTGTTTGTTTAACCTGATCTATTTCTTCATCATAATACTTTACTTCAGGAACTACTGGTATCTCAGATCGTAACTCTTCAATAGTTTCTGATATCTTTTCAAGATCATCATCATAATATTTTATTTCTGGGATGTCTGGTATATTATCTCTTACCTCATTAACAAGACCAACTAACTCTTTCCACTCAGGTCTTTTGATAATATCAATAAATTCATAATCCCTAAATTGCATTTCAGGACTATAATCCTGAAAAGAAACACCACCAGTAATTTCAATATCATCTTCTTCTTCTACTACTATTTCTTCTTCCTCAATATAATCTTCAATAGTTGGTAAAGACTCATCAACTATTTTATCTTCTACTGAAGGTAAATCTTCTACTACATTATTAGGTATACAACCAAGTGCTTCTTCTATATCTACAACATACTCTTCAACAGAAGGTAATTCTTCTACAACTTTCTCTTCTGTTATAAATTCATCGACTGATGGCAATTCTACGGTATTCTCCGTAAAATCATCCAACGACGGCAATTCGTCTTTCGGCATTTTATGAGTATGTTAATACTTCAGGATTTCTCTCCTTTTTTTATTTATCCTGTTCCTTCACTCCATTCTTTAATAGCTTAGCAAGTTCTGCTGTAGAACCAACAAATAATGCATTATTGACTGTATTCGGTCCTTTCTGAGTTGTCTCTTCCTCTACATCTTTTAGTTTCTTCTGAAGATCCATCAACTTATCAGTTGCATCAGAGACACTTTTAATTAACTGTCCTGCGACCTCATATGCCCTTGGCATCTCACTATCCTGTGCTAGTTCAAGAATACCATTAATTGCTTCCTGACCCTTCTCTATGATGCTGTAAAGGTTGCCACGAGTATACTCATAGTCTTTTGTTATATCATCTTTAGTGAGTCTATCAGGTCTTGTTATACCAACGTTAGTCACATTAGTAAGTTGATCCTTTCTAGTAGTACAACCTCCTTCTGGAGTATCACTTACTTCCGAAGGTGTTATATTAAAAGCATCATCTAAATGGTTTTTCACTTTACTCTCCAACTAAAGTTCCACTAAATCCAAAGTCATCTCCTTCCTCTACTAATGCATTATCAGCAGATGTAATGGACTTAACTGATGTTCCTCTGATATGAGCAAGTTTTGTAGTTCCGTCTTGTCCTCTCTTAACAGTCAACTTATTACCATCAACTGCCTTAACATATAGTTCCTCTCCACCCACATCAATATAAACACTTGTAGATCCAGAAGATGCTGTAATAGAACTTCCATCCTCAACCTCAAATGTAGTCTGAGTCTTAGTAATGTCTGCTGCTAAGTTAGTAAGAACTGTTCCATCATAGTTTTGAATTGCTCTAGGAACAACAGAATATGTGAGATTGCGTTGTGCATTGGAAGTATCTGTACCAGTGAGGTAATTGACAGTAGACTTGGTAATAATATCCTTGGAAGCATCGGATACAGGACCAAATAGGTATGTCTTAGCAGTAAATCTTAAGGTATAAAGGAGAACTCTTCTCGATTCAAAGTCTCCTTCATAATCATCCTGCATTGTAATATTTTCTAAAACAATAGGAATATCTCTTTTTTCATTAATAGATCCCACCAAATTAACCGTTAAATTGTAAGAAGGTTGGAAATAAGGTAATATTTGTTCTGTAATTTGCAGTGCATCATCATTTAATTTTGTCATAATAGCAAGTTCAAATTGCATATTATAAGGAACAGGCATATATGCCTTTTTCTCATCTGGAGTATCTGAATCTGGATTTTGAATTATAATTTTCTGAGTAGTAGTAACCTTTCTACTTGGATCATATGTCAAACCAGTAAACTCAAAAGACATCCTTGGTAAAGACAAAGATGTTGCTTTATTAAGATCTGGTGATTGAGTTAGTCTTGCCAAAAACTTCTGAGTAGGTCCATATGCCAAAGGAACCCTGATTATACTAGCATCCGTCTCTCCACCACTTTGCTTGATGGAAATGCTATTAAACAGAGTACCAAAAGAAATAATGGTTCTCCTCAAAATTTCGTTATAAAAATATTCAAACATTGTTATAGTCCTAGTATCTTATATTTAGGGAATACCGAATGGGTTCTGTTCGCTGAAGTCTAAAATATCATCTGCAGCAGATTCTATATTAACATTATCAGCAAAACCGTCCTCTGGAGGATCTTCACTCACAACTCTAAGTGCATGAACAGCACCAGAAGTGCTACCAGTTATATTCTCTCCAATACTAAACATTCCAGATACGTTTGCCACCTCTAGAACATTTGTAGTAGCACTCCAAGTTCTTACTCTACCCTTCACACCTGTAATAGATCCTGTAACGATTTCATTAAACTTGAAGTTACCACTATTATCGAGTGAAGGATCACCAATTGTAATCGTAGGACTAGAAGTATATCCAGCACCAGCATTAGTAATATTAATAGCAGTAATGGTTCCAGCAGAACTTACGACTGCTTCAGCAGTTGCCCGTGTATTTCCTGCTCCAACAGGTGCAGTAATAGTTACAGTAGGTGCTGTAGTGTATCCAGAACCTGCATCAGTAAGTGTTACTATACCAACTGCCCCATCACCTATAAAGACTGTTCCAGCAGCACCTGAACCTCCTCCACCAGTTATTTGAAGTGTGGGTGCAAGAGTATATCCAGCACCTGGATTTGTAATAACT